AGTAAAGCTGCTAATAGGAGAAAGAGTTACTGTGCAAGATCTGCAGGACAAATGAAGAAGTTTCCTAAAGCAGCTAAGAATCCTAACTCAAGATTAAGACAAGCAAGAAAGAGATGGAAATGTTAAAAAAACCTAATAACCCTGGACTAAAAAAATTACCTACTAAAGTTAGAAATAAAATGGGATATGCTAAAGATGGTGGTAAAATAAAAAGTAAGCTAAAAGAAATAACTACTGCTTTAAATAAAGCATCAAAGATGCACGCAGCTCAAGCTAAATATTTAACTAACTTAGCAAAAAAAATGAAATAATGGCAAAACTTTGTCCTAAAGGAAAAGCTGCAGCTAAAAGAAAGTTTGATGTATATCCATCAGCATATGCAAATATGTATGCATCAGCAGTATGTAGTGGTAAAGTAAAACCAGGTGGTAAAAAGAAAGTTAAGAAAGCTAAAGGTGGTGGCTTACGTGAATGGGTAAAAGAAAAATGGGTAGATATAGGAGCACCTAAGAAAGATGGTAAGTATCAACCTTGTGGTAGAAAATCTACTAAAGGTTCTAAACGTAAGTATCCTAAATGTGTTCCACTAGCAAAAGCAAAAAGAATGTCTACATCACAAAAAACATCTGCAGTAAAAAGAAAAAGATCTAAAGCTCAAGGTGTAGGTGGTAAACCAACAAACGTAAAAACATTTGCTGCTAAAAGTGGTGGTTCACTTCTTGTAGCATCTTGTTATGATTAAAGGTTTTAAATAATGGCAGCATTTCGTTCAATATCACAAGTAGGAACAACAGAACCTTTTGAATTACAGGTTGCTCGTGATTTAATTATAGAGCATAAATCTATTTTTAAATTTGGTTTTAATCCTGATATAGATAATGCTTTAGAGACAGTATGGGCACAAGGTGGTTTATATTCTTATTTAAGTACAGGAACTACTTTATATATTTCTAGTTCTAGTACAGCAGATGATGTAGCTAGTACAGGAGCAAGAAGTGCAACAGTAAGTGGATTAGATGCAAATTATAATGAAGTATCTGTTACTGTAAATTTAGATGGACAAAATGGAGTTCAATTAGGTTCAACATCTTGGTTAAGAGTATTTAGAGTTATTGTACGTTCAGCAGGAAGTGGAGGACAAAATGCAGGTGTATTATATGTAGGTTCTGAAGCATCTCCAACAGTAGGAGTACCTACAAATAAATATGCTACTGTAGCTATAGGTGATAATCAAACAGTTATGGCATTATGGACAGTACCTGCAGGATATACTGCTTATTTATTACAAACAGATATTACATTAGCTACAACACAAAATAATAAATATTGTACTGTACGTTTAGTAGCTAGACCTGAAGGTGAAGTATTTCAAGTAAAAGATAAATTTGTAAAATCTCAAAGTTCTACACATCAAGAATATACAATACCTTTAAAGTTTACAGAAAAAACTGATATAGAAGTAAGAGCAATAGGAGATAGTTCAGGAGCAGATATAGCAATATCAGCAGGTTTAGATTTTATATACATAAAAAATGAGATAGAATAATGGCAACATCAGGTACATATAATTTTAATTTAGATATAGACGAAGTAATTCAAGAAGCTACTGAAATGATTGGTGGTGAAGAAACATTAGGTCATACACCTGCTTCTGCTAGACGATCAATTAACTTAATGTTGACTGATTGGCAGAATAGAGGTATTTGTTTATGGTCTATAAACACAACTGTAGTAACTGTAGCTGATACAGTAGCTTCAGTATCTTTATCAGATTCTACAATAGATGCTTTAGCAATTACATATTCAACAAGTGTATCAGGAACTGATATAGCATTAGAAAGAATATCAAGAGAAGAGTATCACAACTTACCTAATAAAAATCAAGCAGGTAGACCAACACAATATGCTGTGCAACGTGGTCGTAATAATCCTACTGTAATGTTATACCCAACTCCAGATAATTCTACTGGTATTTTAAATATAGAAAAGTTTAATCAATTAGAAGATGTAAATAAATCTGCAGGACAAAATGCAGATATGCCTAAAAGATTTTTACCAGCATTAACATGTGGTTTATCATATCAATTAGCAATGAAAAGACCTGGCATACCTATGGATAGAGTACAAATGTTAAAAGCAAACTATGAAGAAAAATTAGGTTATGCTATGGAAGAAGATAGAGAAAGAGCAAGTTTATTTATTAAACCTAAATTAGGATATATCTAGTGGCAACTAATCGTAATGCAATGGCTATGTGTGATCAATGCAGTTTTGTATATCCACATAGAACAATGCAATTAAGCAGCTATAATACATTAGTTTGTCAAACATGTTTTGATGGTGCTTATGATTTAAAGAATCATCCACAAAATAGTATACCAGATGTAAGAGATAACCCAGTAATACAAAATCCAAGACCTGATACAGGTGGTAGAAATGTAGAATGGCAACAAGCTAATTTTGATTGGGATGATAGCACAATAAGATATTGGAGTAACGCATGAGTACATTAACAAGCAAACAAATATCAAAAACATATAAACAGTTATTAAAAGTAAATGTAAGTGCAGATACTAATACTGGTGTTACAGGTGATTTACAACAAGTACAATCAGGTGATGGTACTAATTCAGCATTACAAATATCTACATCAGTTATAAATGTTGCAGGTAAATTTGGAGTATCAGAAGATGCTTCAGTATCTGGTGATCTTTTAGTAGGTAGTAAAGTATGTGCTTCAGCATTTTATGGGGATGGATCTAATTTAACTAATGTTCCTACATCAGGAGATGTATCTGTATCTACATTACGAGTTACAAATGATGCAACTATTGGTGGAGCTTTATCTGTAGGAGGAGCAGTAAATTTAGCATCTACTTTAACAGTATCAGGAAAAGCTGAATTTGATGATGATGTATGTGTTTCTGGAAATACAGTATTAGTAGGAAATTTGGCAGTAGGAGGTACAGCTACAGTTGCAAGTAATGCTTCAATAGGAGGTACATTATCTGTAGGAGGTGCTGTACATCTTGCTTCAACTTTAACAGTAGCAGGTAATACAACTTTAACAGGAACATTAGGAGTTGGTGGAGCTGTTAATTTAGCATCCACTCTTACAGTTGCTGGTAATACTACATTAACAGGAACACTTGGTGTAGGTGGAGCTGCTAACTTTGCAAGTACTGCAACAGTAGAAGGTGCTACACATTTACAAAGTACATTATCAGTTGGAGGTGCTGCAACATTTGCAAGTACTGTAACAGTTTCTGGTGATAGTACATTTAAGAAAAGTGTATCTGTTTCAGGAAATATGAATATTGGTGGAACAGCTACAGTAGCAGGAAATGCATCTATTGGAGGAACTTTATCTGTTGGAGGTGCAACACATTTAGCATCTACTCTTACAGTAGCAGGTAATACAACTCTTACTGGAAATTTAAATGTAGGTGGTACAGTAACTATAGCAGGAGCTAATGTACAAGCAGCAAATGCAAAAGTATGTGCATCAGCTTTCTATGGTGATGGTGCGAATCTTACAAATGTACCTGCAGCAATAACAGGAAATATTTCAGTTAATAATGCAACTATTGGTGGTAATTTATACGTAGGAGGTACAGCAACTATAGTAGGTAACACTACTATGACAGGCAATTTAGGAGTTGGTGGAACTTTAACTGCAGTTGGTAAAGCAGAGTTTGATGATGACGTATGTGTTTCAGGTAATACAGTTCTTGTAGGTAACCTAGCTGTAGGTGGTACAACTACTATTACAGGTAATGTATCATTAGGAGGAACATTAGATGTTAATAGTAATGCATCTATAGGAGGTACTGCAGTTATTACTGGTAAGGCAGAATTTGATAATGATGTTTGTGTATCAGGAAATACAATATTAGTAGGAAATCTTCATGTAGGTGGTACAACAACTATTGTAGGTAATACAACTCTTACAGGTAATTTAGGTGTAGGAGGAACAGTAACAGTAGCAGGAGAAACACATTTACAAGATGCAGTAAGTTTAGCTAGTACATTAGTTGTAGGAGCTAAAGCAGAATTTGATGATGATGTATGTGTCTCAGGTAATACAGCATTAGTAGGAAATTTAACAGTTGGTGGCACAGCAACTATAACAGGTAATACAACTATAACTGGTAATCTAGGAGTAGGAGGTACATTCAGAGTATCAACAAATACTTCATTAGAAGGAATATTAGTTGTTGGTGGTAAAGCAGAGTTTGATGGAGATGTTTGTGTAAGTGGTAATACACAATTAGTAGGTACATTAAAAACAACAGGTGCTACAACAATAACAGGTAATTCAGGATTTTTAGGTACTGTAAGAGTATCAGGTAATACAAGTTTAGAAGGACAATTACAATTAACAAAAAGTGCAGCAGCAGTTGTATGTGCAACAGCTATTAATGGTGTAACTTCTGTATCATTAAACTTTGGTAATGCACAAAACTTTAGAACAACAGTTACTGCAGCTCATACTTTAGCTCAACCTATTGGTTGTAGATCAGGACAAACAGGAAGTATTTTCTTGACACAGAGTGGAGGAAGTGGTACAATGGCATATCACGCAGACTTTAAGTTTATAGGTGGTACAGATCCAACCTTATCAACAGGTGATGGTGCTGTAGATAGATTAGATTACATAATAGTTTCTGCTTCAAGTGATGGAGTAGGTGGAGATATTCAAATGATAATTTCACAGGCATATGCATAATGGGTATATTTCAAAATAATTTAATGGGAGCAGCTGCAGCAGCAGCATCAGCAGGTGGTGATTTCTATACGCATCAAATAGCTAATAGTTGTAGGTTTGATGGATCTACTTCACAGTTAGATAGAACACCAAGTAGTG